ATATTAAAACATCTCTATCCTAAAGGTGACCAAAGACAATCTAAGATAAGTTTTGATGTAGCTACAGCAGGTGCATCTCAACAACCTAGTGTAAAGTCTTTAGGTATCACATCACAACTTACAGGTTCTAGAGCTGACATTATTATTGCAGATGACGTAGAAACTTCAGGTAATACTCAAACTCAATTTATGAGAGATAAGTTGTCTGAAAGTATAAAAGAATTTGAAGCTATAATTAAACCTAAAGAAAACAGTAGAATTGTATTTTTAGGTACACCACAAGTAGAACAGTCTATTTATAATAAACTTCAAGAAAGAGGTTATAAGATTAGATATTGGACAGCTAGATACCCTAGTGAAAAACAATTATTATCTTATGGTTCTAACTTAGCTCCAAGAATAGGAAACACTTGGCAAACAGAACTTATAGGTAAACCAACAGACCCAAGCAGATTTGACGAAAAAGACTTACTAGATAGAGAAGCATCTTATGGCCGAATAGGTTTCAATATGCAGTATCAATTAGATAGTTCTTTATCTGATTTAAATAGATACCCATTAAAATTATCAGACTTATCAGTCATAACTTTAAATCCTGATAATGCTCCTGAAAAGGTTATTTGGGCTTCTAGTCCTGAACTACAATATAACGACTTACCTTGTGTAGGTATGCAAGGAGACGCTTATTATAGACCTATGCAAGTACAAGGAACATACCTTCCTTATAGTGGTTGTGTGATGTCTATTGACCCTTCAGGTAAAGGTAAAGATGAAACAGCTTATTGTGTTACTAAATTTTTAAATGGTAATATCTATCTAGCTGACATTGGTGGATTTAATAGTGGTTATTCAGAACATACTTTAAGTAAACTTGTAGAAGTTGCTAAGAAACATAAAGTTAAAAAAATTTTAATTGAAGATAACTTCGGTCAAGGAATGTTTACTGAATTACTTAAACCTTATTTAATCAAAGAGTATCCTTGTACTACAGAAGGTATAAGACAACAGGCTAACAAGCATAGACGTATATTAGACACTCTAGAGCCTCTTATGGCTCAACACAGGCTTGTAGTGTGTCCTACGGTCATTAAGAAGGACTACGACAGCACAAACAGTATGTATCCTCAGGAGACAGCTCTAAGATACCAATTGTTTTATCAGATAAGTAGGCTTCAAAAAGGAGCTAATACTTTAAGTCACGACGACAGAATAGATGCTTTGCAGATGTCTTGTTATTATTGGATACAGCAATTAGCTAAAGACCAAGATACAGCTTTCAATCAACGTAAAGAAGAGAAGTTTAGACTAGAAGTAGAGAGATACTTTGGTGAACCTGACCCTTTATCTTGGATTAAGATATGATTAAGTGCCACCTTTAGGAAAAAACACCTCTATATAAAGAGAAGAAAAAGTCCTATTTATAAGGCTTTTTAATTAAGTGCCACTACAGGAGATAGACTATAGTTTATCTTATGTGTCTTATGATTATCTTAGTATTAGGCTTCAGATTAGCAGTAATAAGAAAAGGAATAAGACAAATAGTAGGTCAAATCTATAGATAATACTACACCAGTCCTATCTACTATGTCAGAAATCAAGGACACCTAAAGTAAACCTAAGGAAGACTATGAAAATATTATATTTAAACTCTTTGTTTCCAGAGCAAAAGCCTAACAAGAAAGCTATTAAGTTAATTAATGATGCTATTGTTGAGGCTAATGGAGTAAATCCTAAAGAGAAACCAAAGAAAAAGATAGATGGTAAGAAGTTTATCTTAAAGCATACTGAAGATTTCCTACATCACGCAGTAGAATACTCTATGAATGATGTGGGTGATGAGTTCTACCAAGAATAATTTGGTATAAAAATCTGACAACCTTATGAATGTACTCAAATTTTTTTTTCTCCCCATAGGCCTAAAATAAATAGAAGGGGGGTGGGGGTGTATTTTTACAGATATTTTTTCTGTATCGTAGACACTCTACTATTTTATTTCTAATAACACAGGCATAACAACAGATTGTGGTAGTCTTAGAGACTACTGCTTACAATTTTTATGGATTTATTACTTTATAATCATTCTAAACTACAAAATTTAATTTGCGTTTATCTCTCTCATTATCTGTATTCTAATTATTTATGGAAGGGTACTACTTGGTCTGTACTTTGTATCTCTTTAGAAATACCTGAAAATTCCATAAGGCTAAAAGGCACAACTGCAACAAATCTTGACCATCTTAAATCATTCTTTAAAGGACAGGCAAACAATTCTTCTTTATTAATTGTGTGAAAAAATTTATACGTTTCATTTATTCTATGACAATAAGCATAAATTGGAGATTGGTCTTTAGGATAAATCATAACTAATCTATTATGACATTGTTGATTTACTGTTTCACTAGTAATATTTTTTGTAGTAAAAATGTGAATACAACCATCATAATGACTTTTATCATTATAATAATAACCAAATACAGGTTGCCAACTATTAATTAATCCAGTTGGAACTTTAAGTGCTGTGGGTTGAGCAGGGTTTAAAACTTGTATCTTATTTTCGTTAATGATTTGACCAAGTATAGGTAAATCAGAGACATCAGGTTGAGGTTCAGGTCTAAAGGCATTAGGAAAAGCATTACGAATTTTTAAGTAATTTTCTATAGTAATATTTTCAGCATTTCTAATACGATAAATAACATTCTTATCGACACCACTTTTATGTGCTATTTGCTTGTCAGTATATTCTTTACTAAGTTGTTCAAAGTAAACAGCTATTTCTTTTAATGTTGTAGGTGCTTTGTTCATATAATCTATGAACATATTGTTTATCATAATATCTATCCTTTGTAAGATAGAAACATAATGTTTCTTATATATCAAGTTAATTGTTGATTTACGGTTGCATTATTTTTAAATATTTGTATATAATTGGATAGGTGATTTGCGAGAATAAATCTCATAAATCAAATAACAAAAGGATATATATGATAACAATAATAAGTACTAAAAAACTTGAAAAAATAGAGCATCAAGTATTACGTAATGAACACGCAATAAAGCAGTTAGAAATAGCAGTAAATAAGATACACAAAAGATACAATAAAAAAGATAAGACACCTAAATTAGTACCTGATTTCTTTAAGATTGGTGGTTCAATATGAGTGTATATATCATTGAAACTAAAGCTAATAAGTACGTATGCAAAGGTGATTTCTTTAAATCAATGGGATTAAGTAAAGACCCAAATGTAAATGAGTTAATGAAAGACAGGGTATATGTACTCAATGTTGGAGAAGCTATTCAGTTTACTAATGTAAAGGTTACGTTGGCTTCAAAAGATGATGTCGTAAGCCTTAGTAAATATCGAAATAAACTTAATAGGTTAGTGGGTCATACCACAAACATACTTATTGAGGACATTACAAACAATGAGGTTTCTATTAAGAAACTCAACCAAAGGATAAGTATATGCAAATAACAGTAAACAGCATATTTGAGTGGGGACATATGGTTAGTCAATCTGACCGTGAGATGTTAGCTCCTGCATTGATAGATGCACACAATAAGCTAACACCTGAAGTACAACCACCCAAAGAATTAGTTGTATACCAAACACCTGAAGACTTTTTAGAGTAACAGATGTTTGTACTTGCACCTGCAACAAGGGCTTTAGCCACAATGTTATGAACCTTAATGTTTCTTTAAATGTTCTGTAGATGTTCTATTGTGAGATAAAAGTTTTATGCTAATAAAATTATAAATGACCTATCTATTTTTTACAATTTAGAAGCATTTATATAAAGACACTTGTGTATAAGACACTTGTGTTTTTGAACAATATAAAATATAAGGATAAATAGTATGAAGAAAAAGTTAAGCACGAAACAATCAACGAAGGTTATTATGATAGTAGCTGAAATTGTTTGTAAGATATGGAAGTACGCTAGATGTAGATTGTTTAGAGATGTGAATGATTTTGATTATCACATAACAGATTTACGAAAGCAGTATCCTAATGAGCTTGTATATCAATCTCACGTAGGACAACTACCATTCTATTTGAAAACCAACGAAGTAGCAGATGAGTTTGAAAGGACTACATCTGTTAAAATTGGTGATGCAAATATCAGATATACATTTGATAAATTGATGAGAGCAGTTGATGTAAATGAAAGAGAACTTTTGTTTGCTGATATGCCTGACCCAAGAACTCAAATGATAAATGACTTACTTACACAGACAGTTATTAAACATAACAAACCTAAAGCGTTGAGAATAATAAACAACGAAAGGGAAAGTAATGTCGTTAAGTTGCACGATAAGTAACATTCAATTCGATTATGCTTTTAATGATGTAATAAAGAAAGCATCTAAAAGTGTATCGTCTAATGCTACAACATTTCAAAATGGCATACCTCAACAGACAGTTATGGTATTCAAAACAATCTGTTGTTTGCCTGATGAAATACACACTAGAATAATTTCTGAATGGACTAGAAAGTTATTCGGTGTGGCCATCTCAACTACATCTACTGTAAGAAACTTACATAGATTAGATGACTATGGTTTAATTGAGATAGTTGATAACCCACACGGTAAATCTCATAAATTTACTTGGGTTAAAATAACTGCACAAGGAAGAAGACTACAAAAACTCTTCATAGGTTCTAGTAGCGATTGGAAAGATAAACCAAGAGCAGTAGTAGATAGAACTTTGAAGGCATCAATGAATGGGAGTTTAGTTAATGACTATTAAATTACCTAACCCAGTAAAAACTTACATTCAGCAAAAGTTACCACAAGGTATAACTTTGTTTAAGAATGATAAGGCATTGTATGTAAAGACAAGTAAAACTATTAATGGCAAGGCTAAAGTATTAAGCAAGGTTGTTAATATGGGATTAGACCAAAGTATGACAGAAGCAGAAATGAAAGATGCTTTTGAAAAAACTATGGCAATTGCATTGAATGTAAAAAATCAATTCAATACGCAGTTAGATAATCCTAACTTTACTTCGTTCCATAAACCATCAGCAGTAGGTGTTGGTACTTTAGGAAGTATATTTGATATGGGCTTTACTAAAATTTATGGAGCTAACTCAGACAAGCAACAAGAAAACATTAGGTCATACTTTAAAGACCTTGTTGAGTTCTTTGGTTACGACAAACGATTAAGTGAATTAACTGAAGAAAACATTGATAGCCTAAAACTTTTTCTTGCAAAGAAGATTGCTGAACGACCTAAAAATATGACAGGAACAGTTAGTAATCAATCTATCAATAAAAGGTTAGGTGTAATTAGAAGTCTATGTAAGTTTGCTTTAAACAAAAGGTTACTTGCAAATGACCAACTAATTAATCCTGATGTAAGAGTAAAAAATATGGGTATTGCTGACTTACCTAGAAATGGTACTAAAGTTAAACCTGCATTTACTGAATTTGAACAAGAACAATTCTTGGCAATTATAGATAAATGTGGTGAGCAATTTTGGTATGATTTATGGGCGTGGGCTTTCGATACTGGTATGAGACACAACGGTGAGCTTGATGGTTTCACAATAGATAATATTGATTTTGGTAGGAAGACAGTAACTTTCTATAGACCAAAAACAAAAACATATTCTGTTGAACTACCATTAACTGACAGATGTGTGGAGATAGCTAAACGTAGAATGAAAGATGCACAAGCTAGAAAAGACAGAAAAGTTTTTCCTAGTTCACCTAGTTCTAGACGACATTATTGGAACAAGTACTTACAGATGTGTAAATTTAATAATGCGTTTACACCATACACAACAAGACATACATTTATTACAAGATTAGCTGAAAAAGGTATGTCACCAAAAGTATGTATGGATTTAGCAGGTCACTCTTGTATTGAAACGACTATGAAGTACTACACTAAATCTTCATCTCTTTTATTGAACGAAGCTATACAGAGCTTACAAAACAATAGAGTTGAGTTTGATGATAGTTATAATGATAGTATGTACGGTCATAACTCTAAAAGAAAAAGGCTAGAAAATAAAAATGTATAGTGTTACTAATCCATCATTAAAATGCGCCTGTGGTGGAATTGGGAGACACGTGAGTCTTAGAAACTCATTCCTTAGGGAGTACAAGTTCAAGTCTTGTCAGGCGCACCATAACAAAGATAAAAACGTCTACTCAAATGTCTACGATTAAAGAAAGGAAAAGTTCGGTTTTACTGAATAAAGCACACAGCAGTAGTCTTAGAAGATACCGAGCTTTTCCTACAGAAACAATAAAGGTAATTATTATATATATAGTAAGCCTTTTATTCACTAACAACCCAACTACACAAGTGTGTCGGTCTTGTAGACGATTTGCAATATCGACAGTAGACATACACTTGTGTGGCAATAACCATAGGAAATGTTCACATAATGTCTACACAAGTACAAAAGACACCATTCCAATTACAGCTTGAAGAATTAGTCAGAGTTGGAGTAGGTGGTAAATACAATAAAAAAGAAAATCACATCAAAGTTATTCAAGAAGAGCTAGAACACGAAGAAGCTATGTTGAGGGGTGGGCTAGATAGGTTTCATAAAGCCATCACTAATGCCAAAACAAAGAACCAAGAAAGTACAACTTTATATGGTCTTGTTCTTCAGCAGAAATACATCAATGAATTATCTACGTTAATAAACGACAATGTAAGTAAGATGACTTCAGGTGTAGCAGGTCAGCATCAAATAGCACTTAAAACTATATGCCAATGCCTACCTCATTCAGCTTTTGATAAGGGTGTATTTATAGCTAAACAATCAAACATTTGGGATACCTGTTCTTTAATCATATTGAAGAATTGTATTGATGGTATTTCAGATGAGATAACACTCAATAAGCTATCTATCCAAGTAGCTACAGGCCTAATGATGGAAGCTAAAATTATTAAATTTAAAGAAGAGCATAAAGATAACTGGGCTAAAACACATAAGAAACTAGCAGGTAAAAACATACCTCAAAATGCCAATAGATATAAATACAAATCTAAAGTTTGGACTTATATGATGAATAGAATTGGTCTTGATTTTGACAATTGGACTAATGTTCAGAAGCTCCATTTAGGTGTGAAGATGATTGGCTATGTAGAACAGCTTGGTCTTATTAGACATCAGAATAGAAAGACAGGTAAAAATAAAACTATTACCTACGTAGAAGCTACACCTAAAATTATTGAAGAGATTAAAAACTTTAATATTAGAAACGAACTATTGTTTCCTAAATACTTACCAATGGTAGCTCCACCAAGAGATTGGACTACACCATTTACAGGTGGATATTACGGAAAAAGATTTAACAAAGATAACAACGCAGAGGAGATTGAACGTGCATTACAACTTTATAAAGCAAACAAATAAAAGATATTTAGAAGAACTTAATAACAGATGGCACGAATTTCCTGTTGTCAGCAAAGCAGTAAATACAATGCAAGGAACAGAGTGGGTAATTAATAAACCTGTGTTTGACGTATTGGATAGCTGTATTGAAAACAGTTGGGAGTTAGGCAAGATACCTATTAATCCTGAAGATAAACCTCTACCACCTAAACCTTTTGATATAGCAATCAATGAAGAAGCTAGAAAAAAATACAATCGTCTGGCATCTAAGGTTTACAAAGACAGAGCTAAATCTAAATCTAAATACATACAAGTAAAACAAATTAGAGATGAAGCTCAATTCTTTTTAGGTAAAGGATTTTATTTTCCATATCAATTAGATTTTAGAGGAAGGATATATCCTAAAGCTACACTCTTATCTCCACAAGGAGCTGACTATGCTAGAGCTTTAATTAAATTTAAGTTTGGCAAACCAATGGGAACTGATGATGCCTTTGATAACTTTGCAGTAGCAGGTGCAGGTTTATTTGGAGAGACAGATAAAGAAGAATTAGTTGTAAGAAGAAGATGGATTATAGATAATGCTGATAAAATATTATCTACAGCAAGAGACCCACTAAGCGATACGTGGTGGTCACAAGCTGATAAACCATATTCTTTTTTAGCTTGGTGTATTGAATATAAAGATTTTGCTGATGCAGGTTTTAAAGAAGATTTTATAACTACATTACCAATACATTCTGATTGTTCTAATTCAGGCCTACAACATTATTCAGCTATGATGAGAGATGAGGTAGGTGGTAAAGCTACTAACCTTGTACCATCTAATAAGCCTAATGATGTCTATGGTCTAGTTGCAGAAAAAGTAATTGTTAGGTTAAAGAACATTAAACAAACAGGTATTCACCCAACAGATAAGACAAATACTTTTGCACAAAAAAATGTAACACAAGCAGAGCATTGGTTAAATTATGGAATAGATAGAAAAATCTGTAAGAAACCTGTGATGTGCTTACCTTATAGCTTAACTCAATATTCTTGTAGACAATACATAGAAGACCACGTGCAGAAAGAGTTTATAGAAAATAATAAGCAACACCCATTTGGTGAAGACTTATTTAAAAGTACGTACTGGCTAACAGGAGTTATATGGGAAAGTATTAATGAAGTTATTGTTGGTGCTAGGAGTATTATGGGTTTCTTAAAAGATGTAGCTAAATTAGTAGCATCAGAAAACTTACCAATAGTATGGACTACACCATTAGGTTTACCAATCTTTATGTCTACTTATAAAAAGCAGAGTAAAAGAGTGAAGACACAAATGGGTGATAGTATTATTAAACTTTCGCTAACTTCAGATACAGATGAAATAGATGCTAGAAAAATGAAGCAATCTATTTGTCCTAATCTAATACATAGTCTTGACGCTAGTGTATTACAATTAGCTGTAGTCAAAGCATCTGAATACGGAGTTGATGTATTTAGTTTAGTTCACGATTCTTTTGGAGTACTAGCTCCTGATGTGGAGAGTATGTCAAAAGCATTAAGAGAAGCCTTTTGTGAAATCTATGCCCAAGATGTATTAGCTAATTGGTCTATAGAAATGAAACGTATGTTATCTGATAAAAACCAAAAGAAATTTCCACCATTACCTGCAAAAGGTAATCTAGATTTAGAGCAAGTTAAAAGCTCTGTATTCTTCTGTGTTTAATTGTCATCTACACAAGTGTCGATTAAGTGCCACCTATGGCTAACTAACACTAACATAGGAGTAACATATGAAAGATGCCACAAACATAAGTGAACTGGGTGAAGCAATCTACCCACACTTGAATAAGCCTGACGTTAAATTTAACGAAAACGGTGAGTACAAAGTAACTTTAAAAATACCTGAGAAAAAAGCAAAAGGTATGATTTCTATTTATGAGAAAGCTATTGAAAATAGTATTTCTGAAGCTGAACAAAAGCTAAATGGAAAAAAAGTTAAATTAGCACCTAAACCATATTCAGTAGAAAATGGTTTTGCTTTATTTAAATTTAAAATGAAAGCAAGAGGTGTAAACAGGAAGACTAAAGAACCTTTTAGTCAAAGACCTGCTTTGTTTGACGCAAAGAAAAATCCAATCAACCCATCATCTTGTAACATTTGGGGTGGTTCTAAAATGAAGATAGCTTATTTTTTAAGACCGTACTACTCACCTGCTTTAGGTGCAGGAGTAACGTCTCAAATAAAAGCTGTTCAAGTAATAGAGCTAGTCGAAAGTAAACAACAAGACTTGTTTACAAAAGAAGATGGCTATGAAGCAACGTCAAATGAGGAGATGAATAATGTACCCAAGACAGAAGTTCAGACGAGTACAGATTTCTAAAGACGTTATTTTAAAATCAGGATTAGAAGAAGTAGTTTTCAATTTTCTTATTAACAACGATTGTTTGTTTAAATATGAAGGTATGAAGATTACTTACTTCCAACCTGAAACTAAAAAAACTTATAAACCTGATTTCCCAATAAGGAGTTCATTCATCATAGAAACTAAAGGTGCTTTCAATAGTGCTGACAGAAAAAAGATGAAGCTAGTTAAAAAGCAAAATCCTGAATTAGATATTAGGTTTATCTTTTCAAATTCAAAAACAAAGATAGGTAAGAAAAGTCAAACTACTTATGGCAAGTGGTGTGAACTTAATAATTTTAAATATCATTGTATTCATTCAACTAAACAAACCTTTCCTGAAGATTGGTTAAAAGAAATAAAGGTAAAACAAAATGGCAAGACAAGAAACTAAATATATCGTTATCCATTGTTCTCAAACGAGACCATCACAAAAAGATGTAGATGCAAAATGGATAGACCGAGTTCACCGTGAAAGAGGTTGGACTATGATTGGTTACGGTAAAGTAATTAAGCGTGATGGAACTGTCGAACAAGGCAGGGCAGATGATGCTGTGCAAGCCCACGTTAAAGGATACAATCATTGTAGTTACGGTTTATGTCTAGTAGGTGGAGCTAAAGAAGAAAACTGGCAAGAACCTGAAAATAATTTTACAGCAGAACAATATGAAAGTTTGAAGAAAACTCTTGAAGAGTTATTGGTTAAATATCCTGATGCTCAAATAGTTGGACATTATATGTTAGACGAAAATAAAACTTGTCCTAATATGAATGTAAGGGAATACCTTCTTAACGAAGATATAAAGAATTATAAATTTCAAGATGGTTTGACTGATGATGCTGACTTAGCAGAATTAGATGAACCAACAAAGTAAGTTTCTCCATCATTCCCCTTGTGAGAATTGTGGTAGCCGAGACAATGTAGGTGTATGGAATGACCATACCTTTTGTTTCGGTTGCCAACAATACAAAAAAACTAATGGCGAACTACCACAAAAACAAAAAATTATTACAGATATGATTGAAGGAATAACAGAAGCATTACCAAATAGAAAAATAGATGAAGAAACTTGTAAGAAGTTTAGTTATCAAACTGGAACTTACAATGGTGAGCCAGTACATATAGCAAATTTCTTTGACAAAAATTATAATCAAGTAGCTCAAAAATTAAGATTTCAAAATAAAAAATTTACTTGGCTAGGTGATGCAGACAAAATAACTTTGTTTGGTCAGAACCTTTGGCGTGATGGTGGTCGTATGGTTATCATTACAGAAGGAGAACTAGATGCTCTTTCAGTATCTAAAGTACAAAATAATAAATACCCAGTTGTGTCAGTACCATCAGGTGCTACGTCAGCTAAGAAATATATTAAAAAAGAATTAGAATGGTTATCTAAATTTGACAGCATTGTTTTAATGTTTGATGAAGATGAAGCAGGTAAACAAGCAGTCATAGAATGTGCAAATATTTTACCAGTAAAAAAAGTTAAGATAGCATCACTACCTGCAAAAGACCCAAGTGATTTATTACAATCAGGTAAAGGTGAACTTATAGTTCAAGCTATGTGGGAAGCAAAAGCCTACACACCACAAGGAATTATTAAAGGTAATGAAACTAAAGACTTATTATTAAAAGATGATTTAGTAGAAACAGTTCCATACCAATGGACTGGCCTAAATGAAAAACTAGGTGGCATACGTAGAGGAGAACTTGTTTTACTTACAGCAGGTTCAGGCACAGGTAAGTCACAAGTTTGTAAAGAGATTGCATACCACCTTGCATCTAGAAAAGAAAAGGTTGGTTACATTGCTTTAGAAGAAAGCGTTAAAAGAAGCATTAGAGGAATAGTAGGTTTAGGAATAAATAAATTAATACATAAACCTGATGTTAAAAAAGATGTTTCTGAAAAAGAATTATTAAATGAATGGAATAAAATAAAAGATTACATTTGTTTTTACGACCATTTCGGTAGTGCTGACACAGAAGATTTAATGAACCGTATTAGATATATGGTGCAATCTTTAGACTGTCACACAATTATACTCGACCATATTTCCATTGTTGTTTCTGGAATAAGTGATGGAGATGAAAGACGAACTATTGATTACTTAATGACTATGCTTCGTAAGCTAGTAGAAGAGATTAATTGTAGTTTGTTCGTAGTCTCCCACTTGAAAAGACCTGAAGGAAACAAAGGACACGAAGAAGGAGTAACAACTTCTTTATCTCATTTAAGAGGTAGTCATTCACTAGCTCAATTATCAGATGCAGTAATAGGTTTTGAAAGAAACCAACAAGACGCAATTCAAAATAATGTTATGACTGCAAGAGTTTTAAAAAATAGATACACAGGTGATACAGGCGTAGCTTGTTCGCTTATCTATAATAAAGAAACTGGTAGATTGACTGAAGGAAGTTTTGATGAATAACAAACTTCTAACTAAATTTATTTTAGAATACTTAATAGAAAAAGAAGATTACCTTTCACTTAGTCAAGACCAACAAACAATAGTATTCGACACTTGTAAGACAATAATGTTGTCAATCTATAACGCTATTAAATATGAGAATGTTTACCCAGTAATTATGTGTGGTGACGTTCAAGCAAGACAAGTAATTAGTAATGCTATTAATTCTGTCTCACCATATTTACCAAGCGTAGAAAAAATTAAAATACATCTAATACAATAAATGAAACTAATCGTTGATTTAGAAACTAATGGGTTTCTAGATAAAGACAATTTAGTTATTCATTGCATAGTTTGTAAGGATATAGAAACTAATCAAGTTTACTCATATAATCCTAAAAACTTAATGGATAGCTTAGAGTTGCTAAACAAAGCTGAAGTTATTATAGGCCACAATCTAATTGGCTTTGATGTACCAGTATTAAAAAAAGTTTTAAATTATAATTACAAAGGTGAAGTCTTTGATACTCTTTTAATGAGTAGATTGATTTGGACAAACTTATTAGACACAGATTATAAATGTAAAGAACTACCTGCTAAACTATATGGAAGACATTCATTAGAAGCGTGGGGTTATAGAGTTGGATTACGTAAAGGTGATTACCAAGAACATTCAGATTTTTCAGAATATAATCTTGATATGTTAGAGTATTGTCAGAATGACGTAGAGGTAACTCATTTACTTTATAATAAAATTACAAAAGAAAATTATTCTCCAAAAGCAATTGAACTAGAACACAAGTTTGCTTTTTGGATTTCACACCAAGAACAACACGGTGTTTATTTTGACGAGACGACTGCTCAGTCGCTTCATACTATCCTAACCAAGAGGAAGCTAGATTTGGAAGACAAACTAAGTCTAGCTTTTCCTTCTTGGGATAAGAACTGTGGATACAAAAGATATAAAAGAGATAATAAGAAAAGAGGTATCAAAGCTAATGTACCTATTCCTGTTATTAAAAGAGAAACATTTAATCCTAATTCAAGACAGCACATAGCAGATAGACTTATAGCTGTGTTGGGTTGGAAACCAAAAACCTTTACACCTACTGGACAACCTGAAATCAATGAGAAAGTTTTAGACGAACTAAAATATCCTGAAGCAAAATTAATTTCAGAATACTTAATGATACAAAAAAGGTTAGGACAGTTAAGTGATGTCAAGCAATAGTCCATTTGGTAAAGAATTTCGTTCCTTATTCTATTCTCCTACCAGTATGGCTTTTGTCGGTTGCGATTTTTCTGGCTTGGAGTTGCGTGTGTTGGGTCATTACTTGCATAATTACGACAACGGAGATTTTTCACAGAAACTTTTGGAAAATGATATTCATACCGAGAATCAAAAGAGTGCAGGATTATCCTCACGTGCTAAAGCTAAAACTTTTATTTATGCTTTCATTTACGGTTGTGGAGATAAGAAGCTCGGTGAAATACTTGATGTCTCTAATGACGAAGCCAAAAGAGTAAGAGAAAGATTTACTAAAAATTTACCTGCATTAAAAATATTAATAGATGCAGTCAAACATAAGTTCAGAAGTTACGGATACTTAAAAGGATTAGATGGAAGAAAGCTAATCTGTAGAGCAGAGTATTCAGCTCTTAATACTTTAATCCAATCAGCAGGAGCATTGTTAGTTAAACAAGGAACAATCATTCTTAATGAAGACTTACAAAAAGCAGGTTTTAAATGGGGTGAAGACTACGCAATGGTTTTACACATTCACGACGAAATGCAGTTCCTAGTTAAAAAAGAAAAATTAAAACAATTTAAAGAAATCACAAAATCAATATTTAAGAAAACCCAAGACTTCTTTGATTTCAGAACACAGTTAGATGGTGAAATTAAAGTTGGACAAAACTGGAGTGAAACACACTAAAGCTAAACCTCAATTTGACCTAGATTTAAAATTTGGCCAACAAAAAGAAAACGAACTTCAAGAAACAATAGAGGGAAAAGTAGAATGTAAGACTGATAGGTTATGTCAGAAGACAGGTAATGTCTTTATTGAAATAGAAAGCAGAGGAAAACCTTCAGGTATCCACACAAGTAAATCTCCATACTACGCAATTTGTTTATGGTTAGAAAAACGTAAACGACAAATTTGGGTTCTCATACCTGTAACAATTCTAAAAAGATTAATGAAAAAGTTTCCAATTAAAAACGGTGGAGACAACTGGACAAGCAAAGGTCACATCATACCAAAAGAAAAATTATTAGATTTAATAATATGAAAAAACTTTTAAAAACTAAAATCAAACTACCTGATGTAGATGAATATGACTTTCCATATAAATTTTATAAGTGTTGGTGGAGTGATATAATTTCAGATAGCAGTTGGCAATCCTTGTCAGCAATTCAAAAATCTAAAACAGCAGTCTGTATAACTATGGGTTGGTTAATACATAGTTCTAAAAACAAATTTATTTTTGTTAGTGACCTCAACTTTAATGATGATGGCACAATAAATGAGGGTGGTAACTCAACAGTAATACCAAAATCAAACATACTTAAACTGAAGGAGATAAAGTTATGAAGAACATAAAAGACTTCTACGACAATAATAATAAAATGATGATA